TCATGTACATTGAACGCTTGCCTTTTTGTTTGCATTGTGCTATGCTGTTAAAAATGGAGGCGTTTATGTCAGAACAACTACATCTAGACATTTCTAAAACTCTCCAATTTCTAGATATGTTAGATCCTACTGGTCGTCATACTATTGCATCAGAAGCTCCTTTCGGTGGTAAAGACCGAGGCCCAAAGTGGGAGGGTGGCGCCACATACGAGCATGAGCAACGCGATTGGATGATAGACGATATTAAAAAGCGCCAGGCTCGTGGCTCGAACGTTTATTATTCAGTTAATCGCCCTTGTCATGTTACTGAAAGACAAGGGGCGAATGGTAAAAATAATATTGATGATATCATTGCTGTTAGAGCTATGGCTTTTGATATAGATTTTACTACGAAAAGATCTGAAGAATTGGACAAAGCATTATTAAATTTCATAAATACCAAGCTTATTGGGGATTTAAAACCATCTGTTTTAATCAGTACAGGAGGTGGATTTCAATTAATATATTTTATTGAAGAATTTATGAAAATAAAATTATTCAGAAATCAATCATTAACTGATGAACAGAAAAGAATTAATGAAAATACATTAGTTATTCGTTCATACTATACGCAATTTGGACATGATGTTGAGACATATCTGCGGAAAATAGTTCCTAAAGACTTGCCAATTAAAGTAGATAATATGTCAAACATAGATCGTGTGATGCGCCTTCCAGGAACAGTTAACTATCCAAAATTAGAAAAGCAAGCAAGAGGACAAAAACCAGCGTTAGCTCACCTCTTAGTAGATTATCATCATAAAACTGATATACGTAAACTACGCAGCCTAATACCACAGACACAAGCACAGCTAGAAAAAACTCATACAAAAATGCCATATATACCTCGCAAAGATGATCCATGGACAGCCTATGAGAAGGCTAAGGCTTGTATTGAGTTCATTAGAGATAATGGCCTAGCCGATAGTAATGAGGATTACACTCTTCATGTAATGCTACCACTCATAGGCGCTATACATGATGAGCACAAACATAATCAATTATCAATAGAGGAAGCTGAAGAACTGTTCTTAGAAGCTGTGTCTGGTGGAGAGCGCTACGGTATGGATGGACGCGGTGAGGGATACTTCCGCAGACAGTGGCGCTCCCATAGACCTGAACTACGACGCAATGGGACAAAGAGCATTGGTGGATTAATATGGTTTGCAGAGAACAATGGATTTAAGCTACCTTGGAAGAACACAGTATCCTGGGAACTATCATTTGCAGCTCAGCAGAAAGAGCTAAGTGAGAAGCGCGACACGATATCTGCTGATGTTGCTTCACTTCTTCGTAAGTTGTGACTCTTTGCTCTTGACCATTATGAATACTTGCTCTAGCTTTTCTTTGGTGCGCTGCCCATCAGTATGAAGACACATCAACAAACTTCTAAACTCAGCAGCGGTAAATATTGCTTTATGTTTATTCGTCATATTATCATAATTATCTATCTTCTTATTCAACTCAGCTTGTCTACTCTCTAAATTTGGCATATATTTTTTAACATATTCTTGAATTCTAATTTGCACTCTTTTCTCAAATTCTTTTTCCATTACCTTTAATTTAGCTTTTACTGCTGAATCTATCTTTTTCTGGTGTGCTTTAGTCAGCACAACTGGCTTCTTTTTAGCTACCGGCATCATTTTCTCCTGAGGTGGGGGCTAGTTCCCTAGCCCCCGATTGTTATTCAGATTTTTCTTCTTTCTTCTGCGACTCAAGCATTCTGAATTGTTCGAGGCGTTGATTAGCGCCTAGTTTGTAGCGCCTCAAGATTGTCTCGATGGCCTGAGCAACTTTCTTCAAAGACTTTGCATGAACAACATCTGCTGTACCATCTTCGATTGATTTATCCCAGATGTATTTAGCAGCAAATGCTCTGTCAAAATCTACAGAACCAGTGATCGCGTCTTTGTCTTCAAAAGCTGCGATATATTTTCTGAACTCTGGTTCGTTCAGATATTTCTTTAGCGCAACTTTGATAACATCGAGCAATTCATTCTTATTTGGATCGGGAGGTAACTCAGTAGGAAGCATATCATTCATGCGGCTTTCTCCTTTGATACAACCAACGCATAGACTCCAGGATTAACCTTCTTAATGATTTTCTTTTGCAATAATCTGGTTATGGCATTATTAATTGAACTATGAGAAAAACCTTGTTCAATAACAAATTGACTCATATTCTTCCAAAGGCCATGTGGAGGATTATACCTCAAATATTCTACAACGAAATCCTGAGACGATTTGCCTGATGGATGCTTAAATGAAGGCCCACGTACCTTCTTTGTACCATTAGGCTTTGTCAATTGATTCTGATCAATATTAATTATTTTAATTGGCCCTTCCATCTCAAGGATATGGATCAGCTCAACGCCCTTAGTCATTAAGACATGACCTAGTGTTAAACCATCTTGTATATGAAGCGTAACTTTGAATGTAGCCATTTCATTCTCCTGTTGTTCACCAACGCTCGATCTTTCTACCTTGCGCTTCTAGTGATCTCACTATCTTTTGTACATCACCTGTTTCTTTCGCTTCTCCTGGTTTTTCTACCCATTCGTTCTCAATGTTCATATTAGGTGGAATAAGAATAATAGAACGTTCTGAATCAAAACGAATTTGTCCAACAATACCTTCCTTGCCGCGCCTCAGGAGATACTCCCTCAGCCTCAGATCTTTGTATGCGTTGGGATATTTAGGGTCAACCCAAATTTGGACTGTCTGGATTTGGACAACTCTGTCCCCATCCAAAGCAAGAACAGCATCAGGCATAATATCTATGACGTAATGCGACCTATCTGGGCGCGCCAAATCATTAGTATCATTATTAATTAGCCAACGACAATTCCACACATGGCAAGATAATGGCATCTTATTTGTATAATATACCAAACAACCTTTGTGCACTCTTTGGTGCACGCATTTTGTGTTAGCTGGCTTATGTATCTCAGACACAGGCAACAGCTTACAGCATAATTGGCAATCACCGCACTCTCGCTTCATTAATTTACCTTTCGATTTTTCTTTAACCATTCATCTAGATCATGTTCTTTATATCTTACCCATTTAGCTCTGATTATTTTTAAGTTCAAAGCCATACGAGCTTCTTGATTATTTTTAAATGGCCCATCTATTTTTCCATTACGTAAAATGTAAAATGGTGGACCTTCTTCTGATATTTCTTCTTTTGGCCAGTCAATCTTTGGGATTTCAGGTCGAGATGTTGTCATTTTACGCTCCATTTCATTTCTTCTCTTCCAGTAGTAGTTTGATTCTAACGCAAAGACCCATTAGTTCACCTATTTGAAATGCAGTCGTATTATCTATATCAATTTCTAAATTGCCACGTATAGGCATTAAAATTTCTATGGCTTTTAACACTCGTTCTTCAACTTCTTCACGTTTCATTAGAACAGATCCTTCCTTGGATTGAGTAACTGTTTCACTTGATCTATGTGCTTACAGAATTTTGGTGCTGGGCAATCACAATGATAATGCCCATATGATAATGTCACGTTGTACGTTGCTATTGGTGCTTTGCAATGATGATCTACCTTATATATTATCCAATGATTCTTCTTAAAGTCACGAATAAAATACTCATTTAATTCTCCAACCATAATTACCTCCTTAGAAATGAGGGGGATTGCTCCCCCTCACTGTTGTTAGTCAATCGGAGGATTCTCATAGTTCTGCATGATGAGCATTTGCGCTCGCGTTGGCGTGCAAGTGCATTGAGAATCACGGCACGCAGTACGGTACTCAGTTTCGTGAGCTGATCTGTACTCTTTAACTTGCTCCAGCCTTGTCTTTGGCTTCTCGATCTTGGTGATAGTATCCCCTTCAAAAGCTGATTTTGTATCAACTTTAGTCATAGTTAGCTACCTTTCAAAATGGCGCAAAATTGCGCCGGGCATAAGGCCAACTCAACCTTATCACCGTTGCAATTCTAGGTTCGTTTTTAAAGGGGATATCGCGGGCGATAACGCGCTAGGCAGGTATGCCCTAGCCTATGCGCTAAAGGCCGCGATATCCCTCTCTATAGGGCAGGAAAACGCTATTCCTGCCCTATGCCTACCGCGGAATTAATGCCGCGTATCACTCTCCTCTTCTTCATCGTTTTCTATGGATGTCATTAGCACTGTCCTCATAAATTGGAACCGTGCCTCATCATCCATGCCTGCTAGTAATTGTCCAGATGCCTCGCCCAATGATACAATTACGAATCTCTGTTCACTTAATGGCATGATTCTTCCTGGATACAATTCTTCAAACAGAGCGTGAAGACGACATCTAAAGCACGTCTTTTCATCATGTAGATCTTTGGACTCATCCTTGGTAGCCTTTTTCATCTTTGTTTCCTGGTTGGAGGTCTCTGTCGTCTTTCCATCCTTGTTCCCAATACACAAAGAACTGTGTTTCAGGTATCCAAGGATTATCTACAAGTGGCACGCCTCTTTGATGCGCCACCTTGCCCATCTGGTAGACAGCTGATACATCTAGGGCTTCTGTCTCAGCGTGGCTCATTTTTGGTTTATCTGGCATGGAGCGCTCCATAGAAGGGAATGGGAGGAGGTCAGTTTGGGTGAGGTTTGATCCTCCTGCCTCCTCCCGCCCTTCACCCAACTTTCGTATCTATGTCAAACGATGCTGGTCTTGACCTAATACGCCAGCTACTCTGAGAGGGGACTCCATAGGAGTGCTGGTACGCTGAGTGAAAACTATTTAAATACTACCCATGTTGCTTTATCATAATCTTCGACGCGCAACCATGCTTCTGAGTACTGTGCTTCCCATTTCTCTTTTGGATACTCGTGAAACACTCTTGTTCCACATTCTGGACAATACATTGGTCTGCGTGGATTAACCCAACAAATCAAGATATTACAACATGGCATTTGTAACAGTCTGAATTGTACATAGTCGTTAGTTGGTTTCATTTCTTTCATCCGATCCTTCTGGATTATCTTCTGGCAGACAATCTCTGTATTTCATTGAAACTAAATGACCACTATCACTCATGCATAATGAACAATAAACTTCTATGTCGTAATCATCACCAGTTTTATACACAATACTATATTCACAATCTGGACATATTGCAAATAAATATCTCAAAGACCATGCTCCTTTATATCAGCTTCTATTATATCAGCTGTTTTTCTTAATATTTCTGGTATTTTTAATGTGACATCAAGTGTTGCTGAAACAGCAAAACCTGTTCCTTGATCGGCGCTACTATCAACCCAAACTATTACACCATTTGCATGTGTAAGTTCTTGAATCATTGTAGCAAAATGATCATATTTACCTGGACCTGTTGCCATGTGGCGCTCCTATTGTTTTGGATATGACATTTTAATAGAATTATTCAAAGTATTAATTTCTATTTGAACGTCTATGTCAGTTGGATTATCTCTATCTTCTTTTGGTAGTATAAATTTGATAATTCCATCTTTTGGTTTCATCTCTGCCTTGTAATCTCTTGCCATTTTAAGAGCAGAATCCATTACTTGCTGTGGTGTCGGCGCTTTCATTGTATCCTCCATATTAAGGAAAGTGGGAGGGCGATCGTTGGCGCGCCACCCTCCCACCCCTTTTATCTGACTTTCGTTCGGTGCTTCTCACAAAACGCCAGTTCCTGGGGATATTGTGTGCGACCGCAGGCTGGTACGTCAGACAAAACTCTTACACGTCAACTACTATCTCATCATATTTTTCGATGGCATCATCTAGATCATCACTGTTAAGTTCATCTTTAGCAGATGTAAGCTCGTCAACAATCTCTCCAAGTTTCTCGATTTCTTCCTGGAGCGCAGTGCCTTTATCACCTTCCTGTTGCGCCTCAGACATTTCGTCATATTCATTCTGCAATTCTTCTTGAACACTACCCACAACTTCTATTTCGTCATCAAGTCTGCTTACTAGCTTATCAATATAATCTGATAATGCTTTCTTATCTTCCTCAACTACCTTTTTTGAGTCAGCTATAATCTTGAGCTGTTTCTTTTTCATGTCTGTCTCCTTGCCAAATTGGCTAATTATTAGATAGTGATTTAATTGCTTTGATGCGATTCAAATTCTCGTTCAATTCTATTTGCTCCTCAGTATCTGCTGAGTTAATCCATATTCCGCTCATGTCAGGGAGTGGTATATCACTAACAGTATTATCAACAGGAGAAGCGGAATCAAGCTGACGAATAGCCACGCTGTGGGAGTGGCTGCGATAAGCGACTCCACAATTCTGCTTCCACGGATAATACCAGCGAGAATAGCAATGAGCATCCGCTGCATTTGTCATTCCTATGGTTAGTGCTACTATGAGAGTTTTTCGCATGGTGCGCTCCTAGTCATCAAGTAGAACTACTAAATCTCCACCTAAATATTCTTTACTCATCTCACCACACTTTACAATATCAGTAATAATGCCATCATTACCGCGTATAATATCAAACGTTGTTGATTGCTTCTCTTCTTTATTGACAGCTACAATGATAACAACTTCTTTTTTATCTTCACGTTTGCTTGGCATTAAACCAGAACGCTTTTTTGGGTCAAGACTTTCTTTTGCCATCCATGCTTCACTTACAACGCTATAGCATGTAGCACTTTCTTCTTTCATAATAAATTTCATCATTTCTAGGGCCATAATACGTTGCTTTGAATTACTCCAAGGAGCCTTTACTAACAAGGTTTTTTCAGGACATTCGATTAAGAATGTAACAACAAGTTGAGCATCTTTCTTATTTATGAGAATTCTTCTGGCATATTCCTCAGCAGCTTCTAATAGTTCATCTATTGTCATCACATATCCCTCAGGAATGATGGTTCAGCTACGATGATTACTATGTTTCCGACCAAATGGTCTTCTACTATGGGGCGCCCCAAGGATTCCTCCCATAGTTTATGAGCATATTTATTTGGCTTCATCATTAATTGCTTTCCGTATTCATTACAGAACGCAACACATGGTCGCCCACCTAAATTGTTGAATCGTGGCACTAGTTCTATTTGCCCTCCTACACCATACTGGAGTATCTCCAGAGATGGTTGTTCAATAAGCACTTTTGGTTCAGGTAGCATAGTATGCCACCATTCTATGATGTAGATATAATTTCCTGAATCTGGCACAAAAATCATATCATCCATCATTATCTTCGTCCTTTTCTGGTGGGAACATTGCTTCCCAGTCTTGGGGCGTATATCCTGTCATTAAGAACTCACGTTCATCTTTATCAAGATGAGGTAGCACATCTTGTATCAATGATCGCTTATTATGCCATCTATAATATTGTTCTTCTGTCATATTTAATGTGACTTTATTAAACTTTCCTGTCCACATTGAGTATCTTATTACCAATGCAGTGCCATCTGGAAAGAACGTTAACCTTTCTGTCTCATCTTTTGATTCTTCAAACTTTGCCATTATTTATCTCCCTTTACCTTTACATAGCGACTGATTACTTCACCAGAGCCTCTGGTGTATGGCTCAACGATCCAATGCTTATCGCCGCGCCTATTTAGATAGCGAGATACCATATGTATGCGTGGGCTCTTTCTTTCAAATCCTAATGGCTGTCCTTTCTGATGAACAGCTTTATCTCTATTGATATACATAGTCACTACAGTATGGTCCAGCTTCTGTGGCTTATCCATACGCCTACGGATTTTATTCAAATTTGACATATCAATTTCTTCTAACTCAATGATCTTACGAGATGATGTAAGCAACATTAGGCAAGACCATATCATTATGTACTCACCATATACATCCGCATAGAAATTGGCTAAACGACGATCTTTATCATTTTCATATAGTGATAATGTAGGAGCAGGAAGATCCAAAAATTTCCTGCCCCATTCGCTCGGTTGATGATAGGCTGTGTTCCAGATACTAAGGAGCGCGTCAAGTTGGATTTTATTGTTCCTCCAGATATGCGCTAAGTTAGCATCCAAGAAACTTTTAACGTAACTTGGATGTGTCAATTTGCTATAGTCGAAATCCAGATCGAAGAAAGGAGAGATTGGACTCACATTAGGTGGCTCACCTTTCTTTATAAAGTGGTTACTCCATACCCAAGTAACCATTCCCTTTCTGCCTTTCTCATCTGTCTCTAGTAAAAATCCAAGACGTGTCGGCAATGGCCTATTAGGATGTTCAAAGGCATCAATCGAAAACGTTTTTCTCAGTTTCTCGCGTCCAGCTTCTGGCCATTCGATCCACATTCTTGTATATGGAATCTTAAGATATTGCATGGCTTCTCGCAACACCTTGGGGCGCCCCAATGTAAGCTCCACTGCTGTGTGGATAGTGTTCTCGTCAAACAAGAACCGTGGGCATCCTTTCAGCTTGTCTGTAAGTTGTGGAAATATACTAATTACAGGATTATTTATCAATCTTCTTTTTCTGGCTTCATAAACAGTTTCTACGATTTGATCCATGAGATACATGACATAGCTCTTCCTTGGTTGGAGAAAAAACCGCCAGGTACGCAATACTAATCCTGGCGGCAAGTCTACACCTGGCCTAGCTACCGGGGGGCGGTGAACATCAGCCAGGTGATCTCTTAATTCACAAAAAGCCATCAAGACGGGGGTTTGCGTTGATGGCTAAGTCTAGCCCAGATAGATTGAACCAACTCTGGGCTTGCTGGCGCTATTTAAGTGCGCCTAATCTCAATATTGCGGAAAGTTAAATCTTGGAATTAATGCTTCACGTTGTCGTGCCATCTCACGATATGCGCGTTCTTCCTCATCTGACATAGTGCAAATTTCCACAATACGTGCTGGAATGTCTGGCCCATCCTTAATCTTTGCCAACTTGCACACATTAGGTTCTACTTGTGGTGCAATTGGATGGACTGTTACTGTTCTAGGTGGATATTGAGGAGGCGGTGGCGGTACTACGTCTCCATTTAGATTGTGGTAGACCTGCGGTGGTGGCGCAGCATAACAGTGCTTCTCAAAGTCACACATCTGCGCCTGAGCGCTGCTGGTCATTAGCAGCGCTCCCATTATGATAAGAGTTTTCATCTTAGAACATCCGGATCTTCAAAATCTGGGAGGTCGCGATGAATATCAGGATCTGCAAGATCACCATCACCATCTAATTTTTCTCCCATAAGATCGTAGTTTGGATCAACTAGAACTTCTGGGCGATAGTGCGATAGCTTCTCATCTTGACATTTATCACAGACGTATGTGAGAAAGATACCGCGCGCATCATATATTGCCGTGCGCTCTATTCCAGAGCCACAGTAACAATTCTTGAGGCGCATCTTGTGTGGGTCTGTTTGTTCCATTTCAGCTGCTCTCTGTGCGAAAGTTTGAAACATATGTGCCATTGTAGCCTCTTTTCATGTTAACCGCCCCCACATAATGTGAGGGCGGCCTTTTACTTACACTTCAGGTTCGTCGTCTTCAATTTCTTCTGATCGAATTGGATCAGTCTCTTTTTCTTCTGGCTCAGGCTCCTTCACCTCAGCTTCTTTAGGAGCGCTCAGTTCTTCGTCTTTGTGTTCTTGTTCTGGGTCGCCCATTAGCTACCTCCTTGGTTACTGATGATCTCATCAGGTGGCGCCTCACGCCACGACTATGGGAATCGCACTCCCATAGTTTCGATCTCAATTATTATTTTGAAGTCTACGACGAAGCAATTCATTCTGAAGTTGCAATTGTTCCATTTTTAATTTTGTCATTCGTCCTTCAATGAAGCCGTTAAGGAACGCAGCAAGTGGGCCACCACTAGTATTTGGCTGTTGTGTATAACATGAATAACTTCCATATCCATAAGGATTGCATGTTGTTAGCTGAGCATTAGCTGTGCCCACTGTTACAGCTAATGTAGAAATAATGATAAGCGTTTTCATACCGTTTCCTTTCATTACTGACCTCGTCAGGCGTTGTTTCACAACGCGACAGCCAATCGCACTGACTGTTTCGGTCTAGTAGCCTAATAATTCCCAAAATCCTTCCCATATAAGTATTAATGCAACAATCATAGGTATGATACACGCTTGAATTCCCATACGTCCATAATTGTCTAAGTTGCGCTCCATTTCTACAAGATTGGCTAATGGTGGTAACGGACCAGTGCGCTTGCGAACGCTGCCAATACTATTCCCCACAGTACCCAAGTTGGCGCGCGATACATGAGACGCCAAATTGCTGCCCGTACTATGTTGTTTACCAGTTGTTGTAAGTTCATAATTATTCTCCATGAACTTGCAGTCCTGGTGCTCCACCTTCGCAATTTGGGCAAAGCCGTAAATGAACATCACAGCTATTTGCACCAAATGTATGTCCACATTCGCACTGAAGAACATGAATAAGAGCGAATGGATGATTTCCTCGCTCTTTGGTTTTGCGGACTAACCTTTTAGATTTGATTGCCATTGTAGTTTCCTTTCATTACTGATCTCATCAGGCAGCGCCTCACGCTGCTATGGCAGATCGCACCTGCCATTTCGATCTTTCCTATGTGAAGCACTTGTCAAGTTGTTTTGACGTCTTGGCATTGTGCAAGCATATCTGATACGGTGACGGCTTATGATCCGGCACATATGGCTCGTTATATCCAATGAAGAATAGCACACTAATAAAGATCAAAAATGTCCAGAAGATAATCTTTAATAATCTTCTGATTGGGCTGAACGCATCTCTAATTGCGCCTCTCACTGCATATCTGATTATATCAGCTTCTACGCTCATCACTATCTCCTATTTTGAAGGTCTTAGCGACCCAGGCCTCACATTCTTCTTTAGTGGTAGAGTTTGCACAATCATCTATGGTGCGCCACTCTCCGCTACCACTCTTATAAATGGCACGAGCAGGAGCACCATCTTCGATAGCTCTGGAAATTTCAGCATCGACATAATACATGAAAGAACCAAGGCGAGCACCCCAAGCGCAGATAAATGGGTACTTGGCGCGGTTTTCGATTTGTTGATTAACTGGACTCAACCGAACCTCCTATCATAAGCGACGCTGTATGATTCGAAGTCACCGTTCTCACGAGCGGCGAGACGACGATCTTCAGCATTTTGGTCAAGTTCGTCGATCCGCGCTTGTTTCACAACGCGCTTCCCATAACATGCAGCGCATGTAATGTCATACATGCCTGACATATAATCTTCTCTGAAGTCTGAGTCTTCATTGAAGTCGTCCGCAGTCAATCCATGTGCGTCTATATTTGGATTGACTGTTTTACCTTCTCCAGAACATACTGGACATACTATCCACGGATCATCCATTGTCATTTCCCTATTGGTTGATAAGCAAGCGTAATCAAATACGCTGCTGTTTGGTCGGGTTCCATTTCGTTTCTGAAGTCGTTGTATAAGTCATGATCAATATTCAACTCCGACAACGACTTCTTGACCATTAACTCTAAATGAAGTTCTACTATTGATTTCCAATCATCAAATGCTTCCTCTTGTTCTGTCATAATTTTACTCCTTATCTACTATTCTCAATGTATGTTTACGTGACTTAGTAGCTTTCTTGGCCTCATCTTGTTTTGGTTCGACGACTTCTGTGATTAGTAGCGCCCCATCAATCTGGTTCACTACATTCGTCAACATTTCCGAGCGCTTTTTCATTTTATCTAGTTCAGATTTATTGGGTGGTTTATTATCTATCACCCAATTTAGTTTCTTCAATGTGAATTTTATTGTTGAGGATGCTTCCTTTATATCCTCAACATCGAATGTTAGTTCTATTACTGGCATTGTTTCTCCTTTGTGTGGGTCAGTCTTCGTCTACTTCATCTGAGTCATAAACGCCCAAAGCAAAGAGCAACAATTGTTTTTCAATTGCTTCTTTGCGCTGCTCAGTTACATTGCTGAGCTCTGGTATAAACGATATCAGATCAGCAACGCTTTCTCTCAGAATTTCTACAACAGAAAGTTGCCCATTGGAATCTGTTGTGAAATCTTTCTCGTACTTCTTTATTAAATCCATCTTACTCTCCTATATTTTGGCACTAAATGGCCTAAAAGAGTGGCGCCACCATTACAGCAGCGCCACTTGTTCCTACAATTGTGTCAGTACGAAAATTGTGAATACAAATACTATGATTATTGGAATACAGCCTAGATTGTTATTTGGCCCTTCCCAGGCTCTTATCAATCCTTCCTGGTATAGTTGGTGGAAAACAACCACCGCTACAACCAGCAAGAAGATAATGATTATCATTTCATTATCCTTTCTTGTGTTTTTTCATGTGTTGTAGAAGATGCCCAGCGCATACCATCTTGTCGCATTCTGGACAATGTGCTACCACACGCCTCTTCATATGTAATCCTCCCTTTGGGACTATCTTCACTCTTATATTCCCAATTATTCGCTCTGCCGAATAATCAGGTGGAATGTGTCCGTTGGGTGGCAATCCAAAATGGCGCAGAACTTCTGCGCTACGCATGGGAATACCATGTTCATTTAGTAGATTTACGTTTTTCATTGTCGTAGCCTTTCAGTATGCGTTTCTCAACATTGCTTCGTCAGCTTCGATGCACTCCATAATATTCCAGCGTTCTTGTTTGGAATATTTACGCATGGAGCGCTCAAAGAGCATATCTGGAATTTGCTCCGCTTGGCGAACAGACAATCCAGTTAATTCTTCAAATTTAGTCTCCACACAATGGGCGTCCCATATATAGGTGCGCCCATCATATTTGATCCAGTCACCTAATCCTTGATGGATAGTTACTGGAGTCTTGCTTTGGTCTGTGAAGTAGAATGTGATCTCAGTATATGAATACGGATCGTGTTCTGGGCCCTCGGACCCACGTCTTACTTTTATCCTTGCCATTTTACTCTCCTTATTTCTTCAACAGTTGTACACGACCAGTATTTTCGTCTCCAATTTTATTGTAATAGAGACTAGTCATCAGGCCTATAGTACCCATTTCCCACTTAATCTTAGATGGCTTTTTATGGGGAAATACATCTTGAAGTTCTTCGGCAGTTATGCCATTTAGCATGAAGCTAAACATCATATCTCTGTCAGATCCTGCTCTGAACCCGTCTCTTGGGTTAAAACATTTCTGAATGTTTTCTATACCTGCTTCAATTTCACGTTGTGTAGGTCTGTGTGCCATTTTCGTTATCCTTCTGTTACTCGTGAATATTAACGCCACGCCAAGCACCGTTATCATAAACGTTTATGGCACAAGAACGATCGCGATTGTCAAAGCCACGAACAAAAGTTACAATGTAACCATGTTCTGCCTCTTCAACTTTCCTTCTCGCTTCTTGCTCATTTAGCAAGTCATCTACTTGCATTCCAATGTGTACTTCATATATTTTATTCATTTCCGTTATCCTTCAATCTTCAGCCAGCGACCATCGCTCTGCTTCTTGTATTTCTGGCCGAAGCCAGTACCGAGGCGCCCCACACCATACATGCGCCAACTCTTTTCACTCATGTTGGCCCATGGTCCTTGGCGTGTCTTGCCATCGATCATTGTGTCGGTGTATGGGATACCGAAATCATCTTTCAGTCCCAAACCGCTCATCCAGTAGATTTGTTTTGCAGTTGCCATTATTTAACTCCAATCTTTGGTAGTGTCACAGGGATTGATTTATTACGCATCGTCACCATACGATGATTTTGTATGGTTACATGCTTCTCTGGCGTTGCTATATCAAAATAACCAGAACCTATACCCATTTTCTTTCTTTCCAAGAATTCCATTTGCTTCTTGGCTCTGTACTCATGGTACTCTTTCTTTGTCATACTCATTTTACGCTCCTATTACTTGGGAACAATATCGCCTTTAGCGATGACTTGCTCCGTTCGTGGGCGATAACGCTTACCTGGTTTGTTATTTATAACATCTTGTGGAACCATTTCTCCCTTATTCTTGCCTGATCTCAATTTTACTTCTTTGACTATTGTTATATCGTAATTTTGATCTATCTTTAATTCGTTCTTAGTTGGAATTACATGACTCTTGCCTTGTATGAGCCATTTAATCTTATGCTTCAACTTTCGTCTAATTCCGATCGTTGTGATGTGCATCGTTTTGTGTTTTTCTTTTTCTTGACCTGGTGCCATTTTCTGTTGCACCGGCAAATGGGCTAAACTCTTCTGGAGCGCCACTTCTTCGCGACGCTTTTTATGGAATTTAGCTTTTCTGTTAGCTGACATTTTAATCTCCTTTCTGGCTAAATTGCCTAAGAGGGAAGTGGCGCTAAATACTGATGCGCCACTTCCTTTTTGCATAAGATTTATTTTGGGAAAGCACAACGGGCGTACTCATATATCCCTCCTGCCCTATAGCGATTTAACGCTCTCTAAAGCTGGGATTCGTATATTTTCCACTTTTCCTCTTTCTTGGCCCTTCCTACATGCGAGAATTGAGCCATCCGACAATCTTATGTGGTCGGTTGCGAACACCTTGGGGATATTACTATTGCTATCTGGCTTGTTTCGAGCAGGACAGGAAAGGTAAGGAATTGGCGAGATTTACCCCTACTATTATGGGTTTTTGTACTTCCCCTAGGCTCTCCGTAATATTGGGAAGTTCCCTTATTGCATAGAAAGGCGCTTATGGCTGACCTTAACGTCCGATAGCGAATACCTTGCGGCGATCCGCGATTTAGTCTGATTTAATTTGCGGGCCTTGTGGAAGGAACCCTAAACAACTTTCCCTCGGCACTCTGACTGCCTCGGAGAGGGACCTGACGGCCCTTAGGAGAGGAAACACTCTCCCTATATGCACTGTAGCACGATACAGGCAGGAAGGCAAGTTGGTGTTTGTTCCCGTTTTGTTCTATATTGCTTGAGAGGAGGTTTGAGATGAATAATGGCCCAAAAGGATGGAGAAATTATGAGCGTTATGATGCGCCCAGGCTCACATGATGCGCCCTACCATCATGGCCCATCGTCTAATTCATGAATTCAATTTACTTGACTGGCCGTGCTATGCGAGCTTTATTCTCTATATCTGCAATTTGTTTCTCAAGCTCGTCTGCTGAGAAGTTTTGTGGGTCAAACTCATCTTCATTCTTAGTAATAAGTGTGGATGTCTCACCCCATTTCTGAGGTTTGCCAGCCTTCAGATGCTTAAAGCGCACATCAACGCGCAGTTTAGCTCTGGATATCACCTCAGCGTCCAGCACGCGCTTTGTTGCGCCACGTGCAGTGGGAACGTCTTTGTAGTCACGATCCATATCATCTGCAATTTGTATTACCTGCTCCTCAAATATAGCTAAACGATCAAGTACGGACTGATTGTATAGTTGCTGAAACTCTGGCTGGTCACGCAACCATGCGTTACAACGGCGTATATTCGGCATATGTGGCTCATTACATATATTGATGAGCAATTCACCAGATGATATGCGCTCACATATTTCATTTGCTTTATCGTCGTCAAATGGCATTGCAGCTTTAATTGGCGCTAGCCGCCTTTTCTCCTCAGCCGCATTGATGCGCTCCAGCTCAGCGCGCTCTTTCTCCAGACGTATGCGCTGGCGATTCTCGCGCTGCATCTGCTCAAACTCTTCAGAGCTGAGAATACGTTTCTCACCAGGCTCTAGGCCAAAGATATTATCCATCTTGCTGCGCCCTCAGTCTCTTCAGCTTTTCATATAATAGCGCCCGTCTTCTCATCTCAATACTGATTATGTATCTATGTAATAATGAATCATTCTTTGTTGTCAATATTTGTAGTATATGACGTCTCAGCTTATTGGATTTTGTGTATTTGTTTATTGGTTGTGGTTCATTAGTTGCGAATTTTTGTACTTGGGCGTTGGCCCAGATGCGCCTGGCACGCTCACGTGCTGTCTCTTTGGATGTGCCATCATGCATGAATCACACGATAGCATAGATCGGGCATGAAGGCAAGCTCTTTAGTTACATTTCATTTGTGTACATTGAAAAGGCATAGGTCAAAATAAATTAGGCATTTGCCTTCCTGCCTTAAAAATGCTATGATTTCAACACAATTGAGAAGAGGTAGCATATGTCTAATGTTCCACATAGAGATTTGTTTTCTCCAATAGAAAAGCCAAAACGTGGACCAAACAAGCGGCGCCCACTCAAATGGACTGTGCCCAAAAAGATGGGCTGGAAGGATGTTCATGGCTCATGGGCCGTGGCCAATGGTATTGTCAAAATAGACAAAGAATAATCCAACAATAAAAATATGGAAGCGCCACCATGCCTGATAATCGAGATGATGAATATCCAACACCAGAAGAATCAGAAGCCAATAGAAAAAAGGTTGAGGAATCATTAAAAGGCAGCAATATTGTGAAACTTGTTGAGAAGCCAAAAATTGAGGAATCAAATGATATACCAGCTTATGTACGTGATTTAAATAGATTTTATGCCACAGTATGGCACGGTGTCAAATATAAAGTAATAGATGAATCTATTCCAGGTAAAGTAAAATTTGTTGAAGTTAATGAATTTATTCGCAGTATGGCTGATGATAAAGTTACAATATATCACACGTTGCCATCTGGTGAGACTAAATCCAAAAATGAGCCCAAATCTAAATTGTGGCTTGAACATTTAAAGCACAGAAAATATCAACAAGTTGTATTTGATCCTTCTAAACTAGTTATCACTCCACAACTATCTGGTGGTGATTATAACATGTGGCCCGGCTTCCCTGTAGCGCCACAGAAAGGCTCATGCATTCAATTTCTACGATATGTCAAGAATATAGTATGCAAGGGTAACAAGGATCAATATAGATGGCTGATGGCATGGACAGCCCATATATTTCAGAAACCTTGGGAAAAACCAGAAACAGCAGTGGCTATTCAATCTGAGGAAGAAGGAACTGGTAAATCATTCTTTCCAGTAGTATTATCTGGTATAATGCATGAGAGCTCATATTTTCCAGCCTCAAACTCTAAAATGATAACAGGCGATTTCAACGGTCATTTGGAATATACCATATTATTACATGGTGAAGAAGCGTTTAGTGCTGAAAGCAATAGAGATGATAGTATCATTAAAAATCTCATATCAGATATGATGATTCCCATAAATGCTAAGGGTGTTCAGGCCAAATTGGCTAAGAACTATGCCAGATTGATGTTTACTGGTAATCCTCCACATATTGTTAAGGCTGGAAGATTTGCCAGACGTTTCTTGGTTCTTAAAATCTCAACGCAGCGCCTCCAAGATACATCATTTTACGGTAATCTATTGAAATATATGAAGAATGGTGGTTATGCAGCGCTCATGTATTATCTGATGCATTACCCAATTGATAAGTTCAATTTGCGTATTGCTATTAAAACAGCTGGATTATTGGAACAAAAACTTGAGAGCCAAACTATTGATGAACGCTTTTGGTATACTCAATTATACGAGGGCCATTTATCTTATATTGGTACAAGTCAAGGTAAGTATTATGGTAATAATCAATTAGAATATCATGTCATTAAATATAAATTGTTCAGTCAATTTCAGCGATTTGCTGGTAGACGTGTTGAGAAGAGCAAATCAGACAGTGTAAGTTTCGGTATGCGATTTGCCAAATTCTTTCCGGTGATAGACGGACATGGTAAATTGCTTCGTGATCGAAATGATGCGCCACTCAAATTTCTTAAGACTGATAAACATCAAGAAGTTCCATGTTATATTGTACCACCATTGTCTGTATGTCGTGCTATGTTTGATAATTATTTAGGGCAGAAATGTGATTGGCCTGATGATAATAATGAATGGGTAGAGAAACAATATGAAAATGGATAATGATTGTGTGATGATAGGCGATATAGGCGGTGTTATTTATGTTATAGTCATTATATTATAGGCTGTGTTTTAGATGTGAATTATCTATAATTCACATCAAATTATAAATGAAATACATAAATTGTACAAACCGGACAACTTATTAGGATAGGGGGTAGGAGGAAATTTCCTAACGATTTCAATAGGTTGCCGGGCCACAATCAACCGGACAACTAGGTCTCAAGTCGGCCTATGGAAAAAACGGAAGCATAACGGGCGTGATATGATAGCAAAGATAGGCGAGTTGTATAAGCGCTTGTAATAGTTATGTATTATCCTCCTAACTATAGATAGTTAAGTAATAAAAGTTATCCGGTATCCAAACCACTTTGGTGGCGCTTCTTTCAGTCAGCGCTAAGCATACATTGGTACAAGAACAATGCAAGAACAAAACATGAAATGCGAGAACAATCAGAGAACGTGGACCATGGCTTGTAATGGTGGATTCGGATTAACATAAATGGTATATCCTGGCTATTACAAAAAATCAGAACGAGTATATCCTGGCTATTACAAAAAATCAGAACGAGTATATCTTGGCTATTACAAAAAATCAGAACGAGTATATACATAGGCCGAAGGTGGATATTGGCCTTGGTCTGGCCCCCATGAAATCATGGCCCAAGCACAAACCAAGAACGTGGCGCGCCCATGGTGAATGGTGGCCTTGGTGGTGGCGCAACATGAGAATGTGAAAACTTGGCCGCCCACCATGGTGGTGGCTCAGCCAGGCCCAGCCATCAGGCTGGACCACCATCAGCATGGACAACCCCAGGTTGTCCTCGACCAGTCAGATTGGGCTGCCAGCTTGTCCCCGAGGGCGGTGGCCCTCAGCCATTTCGCTACGCGGAGCGCTTCCCCAAAATAGAAGCTCAGAACGATTTTCTCCAAAACCGAAAACGTTAACCCAATATTAAAAGTTTTTAACTTTTGCACTTTTAGCGATTCGTCTTACTTTCGCCGCAATCGGAGTGCAAACACATGTTCCCGGCGATATCGTCGGGGCGGCGCTAGCTATGCCTAGGTCGCTTCTCTCGCGAAAAAAGGACTACGCATATGTTTAACTTTTCCTCGAAAATTTCCGCCGCTAAGGCCGCGCAACTCGCGGACAAGCGTTTGCGCGCGGAAGGCGCATACCTGCGTGCGGTAGGCGCGCAATTGTCGCCTAGCGAGATCCGCTTTGCGGGTAGCGCTATGCAGGAAGGCAGTGCACGCGGCGCGATTGCTAATACCTTTTGTGCACAAGAGCCGGGCGGCTATACCTATGCCGCTATCGCCCGCGCGGCTGAAGTGTCGCTTGCCGATATGTCGAAAGTAAACCTCGACTATATCGCCCGCGCCTTTGCCTTTCGTGTCGATCTTGTCGGACTTGTTGTGTCTTACGACGAGGACGGAGTTATCGTGCGGCGCGCGACACATGCCGAGAAGGCAGAGGCCGTGCGGTATGCCGCTCGCATAACGGGCCGCAAGGCCGCAACGGTTGCTGAGGTCAGCGGCCTTGTGCTCGACAAACCCGCGCCGCGTAAGGCCGTTCCTGCGCTCCCTGCGCCTAGCAAGGAAGTTGCCTAACCTCTGCCCTAGGGAGGGCGATATCGCCCTCCCTGCTTTTCCCGCATACCTGGCCCGCGTTTTACGCGGGCTTTTTTGCGTCTGCAAATTCACCTGTTTGAACGTGGGCGCCAGGCGTGAACCCCGCACCGAATCCCACAAAATCTGGACCACGACAAATTATCTACGAACCATATACGTGGAACCATCCTACAGCCTAATGCACTGTTATGCACATGAACCTAGGAAGATTACATGGGGCGCACCAGCCACAGAACTGATGCCCTAAAGTCCCTGCCTGTGGGCAATTGCAGCGGTCGAGGTCATCATTGACTGGGGCGCGGCCGGTGCGTCTTTGGAATATCTCGGCAGTGATGGAAAATCTGGACTCCACTACCGCTAATGTGACATTAACATAATAGTTATCCAAAGCCCTCCAACTTCTATGGCTCTCCTCCCATTTGGCCCAATCACCTGATTCTTTCTCACGAGCAATGAGCTTAGCCATGTCTGCACGGACGATCTCTCTTTCGACATGATCCAATGGTCTTGGGTCCACGCCTGACCCTGGGCGCCTCAATTTATCATAGTCCACCATCTGCTACCTCCTGAGCTAAAGTTAGAATATGGGCGCTACTATCATACGACGCCATGCTTCAATAACCTGAAAGCAGTCATCGCACAGATAGTCCATTTCTTCCAACGGAATTCCTGGATGGAATTCATTGACCTCGTCCAATGCTTCCTGGTCTGACCAGCCTTTGTTATACACTTTCTGGCACTGGACACACCAGAACTCGTTAGCCTTTACTTTCGGTTTCACCCGACCCAGATAATCTACTGGCGCGTCACGGATGACCTGGAATGGGTCAGCTTTCACTTTTTCTTTTTTGCCCAAGATCCTTCTCCATGTTCTTTTTCATATTCAACGCGCGCCATACCTAAGCCTCTTATGAGGAATAATAGCTCAGGATGACCTGCCACTTCTTCCATTTCTTGATCTGTCAAATTACGTAGCTTGAGCCCATCACCAAAAGCCATTATATGAGAGCATTTTAAACAAATGCTGATGGCTCCAGGTTTTGGTGCTTCTTTGTGAGTTACACCTGAAGCAGTATCCATCTCATAACCACAGTTAGTACACATACTTAGTGAAGCTACTTTATGGTCGTTCCAATCTATTTTAAATTTGCGCCTCTTTTGTTCTCCCACGGTTCTTTCTCCATCGATGGACTGCTGCTGTTAAGTACTCAACACTATATATTTCACAATCTTCAGCATAAGCTGATAGATCGCCAGCTAACTCATCATCAGTATAATCGTCAATATTATAGCCATTGGCCAAAGCTGCTTCTATGTTGTCAGCTACTATTTTGAAGAGCTTCTCATCTGAGTCTCGTAGTTCTTTCTCTAACATCATTCTTCTCCTAACGGCTTCTTGCCCAGCAATCTGCGGTCATTATCACGCTGCTGTGGGGTGAGTGGTGGCGCGTCAAAGTGCTCCGCTTTATAGCCATTATCCACTAACCATCTAATGCTCTCAACAAGCATGGCATCCGTTGCATCTAGCCATTGAAGCCGTCCCTTATGAACAGCAGCTAATGGCACATCAAATTTCGCAGGTTCTGGATAATTCATACTTATCCACCAAGCTTGGGCTTTTTCTAATGTGGGATTACGGAACAGATCATCACGCATAGCAAAATACTCTTTAAGGTCTTTTGGTTTGCTCATTTTCTATCCTCTAGCTGGTCATTATTGAAGATATGAAGCATACCTTCGTACCCTGGGCCGTCAGCCTCAACCACATATCTGACCTGGCGCTTCAGGGTCCTGAATACAGCAACCACGACTCCAGGATACTTATAGCCACTAGCCTTTTGGACCTTGGCGCCGACCCGGAATTTGATGATATCGTCATAGTTCATCACTTCCAATAATCCTCACTGAAAAGATTATCTTCTAGCTGGAACATAGCTTGACGGTCTCGGTCTAGGCTCATGTAGTCAAGATGCTCCATCTTGACTAGACCATGCTGACAACCAGAAGCAGGATCAGTACTATAATCACGTAGTGGAACATGGTCCCCTCTCACTAAGTACAGTTCTTCTTTGGCGGCCACATAGACAAGAAGGGCGCTACGGCCACCATGATGTGACAACATGCGATGGTAGCGCCGCTGTGCTGGTCTCACAGACCATTTGATTCCCTTCTTAGTTGACAAAAGATACTTAAGTTCTAAACCAATACTACTGATACCGAATTTAATTTTACAATCTGGTGCGCCTACTGAAGAGCCATATAATGAAGGCTCGATCCATTCCAATTTCAATCTGCCTTCGCACTCAAATATTTGATCTGTGAGCCAATGGCGCAGATCACTTTCACATCCAACATTCTCTAGTTTCATGACTAATGTCCTACAATTCTCTTGACGTCTCTGATCTGTTCTGCTGTGGGCGCTTCAATATTCTCTATCTCATCCCAAGGTACGCACTTTAAGCATAGGTAGATGGCATTTGGCAAAATAGGAGTGCTGTTGGCTACCCATATCGCCCATTTGCAATTATCACAATAACTGCGAATTGAATTGGTGCGCGGCTTGAATTGTTCTACGCGCACGCACGCGATGATATATTTGTCCGTCATCCTACCTCCTTGAGACCGATCCTGCCCAAAAATTGCAAGCACATGATTTTGTGTATTTTCTCAGCTTCTTCCCAAGTGGCGCTGCGGATACATTCTTCACCGCTATTATTGTGAAAAACCATTGTTTCAAACAATAATGGAGGCCCTACACCGAAAAAATTATGATCTAAACCTAGAAATACAGTGGAAATCCAAATTTTGTCGTCTCCAGTTCTTCCTACAAACCTTTCTGGCTTATCCCAATAATATTCGAACCACTGAGACCATTGCTCAAGAGTACATGCTATGACATTATGCCCTGCCAACACGTAGTGCCTCGGCCTTCTATCCATTTGCTACCTCCTAAAGCCATCTTATTACCTTCCATATAACCCATGCTAATCCCCAAACTACTATAATGGCAAAAATTGACGCAGTTATTAACTCACGCAGCGGATATTTTGCTGGTGGAAACTCTGGATAGTCATCTTCTTCGTAGTTATTGTCATTCATCTTACAAACTCAGCTTCCAAAGTTCGATTTGTGCTTTCCAGCCGTTGATATCGACTGAAACCTTTGTTTTTCCTTCCATATTAGGCAATATATCCATCTCTAAACGCACTCTTTTGTCTTGAAATGTGCCTTCTGTTACTCTGACAAGGCTACCTTTACCGTAAAATGACCTAAGAAATGTCTTATCATCGAATTTTCCTAGCTGTAAAAGCCTCATATTCTCTGTAATTGCCTCTTTTTTCACTAAAATAGGGTACGTTTCACCCTCATCATCTCGCATTGTAAGCATTTTTATGAAGTTTCTGGTCGTCCTACAGACCTCTAAAGTAAGACTTTGGCGAAATTCCAGGAACAAATAGTTGCGCCAAAGAGGCGTGAAATTGCCTCTTTTGTCGATTTTGAAGGGATAATAGGTCTTTAAAGGCACTTGATTGGCTCTTTTTATCGCTTCCACAGCCCCATGGGCCTTAAATACTGCTACTGACCACCGAAAATCAGGTCCTAGTGTGGTGGCGCTGCCAGCAAATAAGTCCATCCCAATGCCCTCCAATTCAGTTATGCGATTATAGCATACCTGCCGAGCGAAGGCAAGCAATAACATGAATCATTTGTACATTGACCGCCTTAAAAAAGCCGCAATCGACGAGCACAGTTGTGACGCGGGAATCAATCCCCCTGAACCCGCGCGTCGCTCTGAACCTGGGCTCTTAGTGCCCCACATTCAAGAGCCCAGGCTCTTAAATCGGCCAGCTGCGCCAGTGAAGTCAGCGCCTTATCATAATGATAAGGAAAGAGGCGGAACAAACGCCCATAGTGCAAAAATGCATTTTGGCCAAGTGCCACTATAGTCCACTAAGGAAACTCTAATGGGCCTTTCCGATCAATCTTCGCCACAAAATCCGTCGCAAGGCTCTGGTTTTGATGTTTACATCATTACTGGTGAGCAACTTAAAGCTCTCCAAGATGCTAACTATCCTGTCATTAGTAATACGATTGCGCTGATTGAAGGACAGCATATCGGCCAAATTCGTGGCTTTACGAATAGTTCACCAAATGAGGCACCAGGAATTTTGCTTGAGCATTATCGCAAGGCTCTGACTGAAATCGCATCTTATGAGCCAGTGGCGCCGCTGGATAATGAATACAATGAAGATGAGCGCCGCAGAGAAAACCGACCTGAGTGACATCCGAGCCAGAGAGAAAGCGCACTCAGCTTGATAATATTAGGCGCACGCGCTACAAACAACTGATTACTGAAAAATGGTATCGCAGGTGTCGTGAAGATCTTCTCTCCTGGTCCACAGAGTGTGTCCAGGACTTCGGCTTCGAGCCTGCTGAGCACCATAAGAAGATTATTGAATATTTAGAAAAGGTAGTCAAGGGCGAAATTGATCGCTTAATGATCTTTGCTCCACCAGGCAGCGCAAAGTCAACATATACATCAGAACTTTTGCCACCATTTTGGTTTAGTCGATTTCCACGATCCAGCGTTATAGGATGTTCCCACACCGGCGAGCTGGCTGAGCGCTTCGGTCGTAAAGTCAGAAACCGCATACTGATAAAATCTAATGTTTTAGGCTATTCCTTAGATGAATCAAACCGTGCCGCCTCCCGATGGGAAACAAATGCTGGTGGAGAATATTTCGCTGCTGGTGTTGGAGGCGCGATTACTGGTCGTAGAGCTGACCTTGCTCTCATCGATGATCCTGTTAAGTCTCGTGAAGAAGCAGAATCCGAGACTGTCAGAGAGAAAACCTGGGAATGGTACAAGTCAGATTTAGTTACTCGTTTAAAGCCTGATGCGCGCATAATACTCATACAGACGCGCTGGCATCTCGATGATCTGGGAGGTAAGCTCCTACACGAGATGGAAAAAGGCGGAGATCAATGGACGGTTATAAACCTCCCAGCTATCGCTAAAGCTGATGATCTAATGAAACGCAAAGTAGGCGAGGTTCTATGGCCTGCTTGGGAATCGTTAGAGGCCATTGAAAGAAAGCGCAAAATTCTTGGCGAACGTGACTTTGCGTCGCTGTACCAGCAAGACCCACAGCCTCCTGGTGGGACCTTCTTCTTGGAGTCAACGCTCCTTGTTGATGGAAAACCAGTACAACCCTTTGAATGGGCGGATTGTGTATTTTGTACAATTGATACTGGCATCAAAGCCGATGCCAAGCACGATGCAACGGGGTGTATTTATTGGGCTCTAAACCAATATTTTGTTGATGCGCCTCTGCAAATACTTGATTACGATCTTTTCCAAGTTCCTGCTGATTTGTTAGTAGATTGGATGCCAAACGTTTATAGGCGGCTTGAGGAATTGGCGCGGCAGGTTCATGCAAGACGTGGTTCGTTAGGGCCGTTCATAGAAGAAAAAGGTTCTGGTATCGTTCTGCTGCAACAGCTTAATCGCCAAATGAAGCTAGCGAATGGTATCGACACCAAGCTGGCGCAACTAGGCAAACAGCCACGAGCTTTGAACGCTTCTGGATATGTCTCTTCTGGTAAAGTTAAATATACTGAACAAGCATACAATAAGACAATTGACTTTAAGCAGCGCCATATGAATCATATGCTAAGACAGGTTCACAGTTTTAATGTTGGTGTTCCTGATCAAGAAGATGATCTTGTTGACTGCTTTTGCTACGGCGTTGCGATTGCACTTGGTGACTCTGACGCATGGTAGGCCCAAAATGAACCACGAACAACGCAAAAAGTTCGCAGCTCAAAATAAAGAATTGCAGCAGAAAATTTCTGTTTCAATTAAATATCAAAATGAGCAGCGCAATCGTCCTCCTGAGCCGGAAGAACCAACTGAGCCTCCGACTGAGCCAGATGATGAGGTGCAGCAGAGACCAAATAGACCTCTTACTTTTTGAACTTCAGCAGGATTGAGTCATCATGAGAGAATACCTCCCAACTTGTGGTGATTAGCGTCTCGGCCTCCTACCCCGATTGATCTCCTGCATTTTTGTCTGGGACGTTAGGCGTATAAAGATCCAGACTAACAATGAGAAAACTTTAACCCGTGGAGAAAACATAATGCCTTTTGCATATATTCAGTATCTCGACAAGGATGGTCGCCCGACCAGACCTACCGACCCAGACTATGGGATTGATGAGGGCGCTCCAGATCAAGGTCTTCCTGGTGGTGGCCGTCCTGGTCATCTTCCGTCGCGCCCTGGCCGTCCTGTGGACCCAGGTTGGGGCATCAGTGAAGGTCGTCCTGGTCATCTTCCTGGTCGCCCAGGTGGCCCTGGTCGTCCTGTTGATCCAGGTTGGGGTATTGAAGAAGGCCGCCCTGGCCATCTTCCGTCGCGCCCTGGCCCACGTCCTCCGCATCCTGATCAGGGACTTCCTGGACAGGGATTGCATCCTGATCATCGTCCGCCATGGCACAAGCCGGAGCGCCCTCCGCATGTTTGGCCTCCTGGACCGACTGATCCGGATTGGGGAATTGATGCTCCTATCGACACGCCTGACCATCCTGCACATCTTCCTGGAGCTCCAGAAGGTGGAATCGAAGGTGAAGCACCGGATAATACGCTTCCTCCAGTCGATGGACATCAACCTCCGCCTGATGCGCCTCCAGGCACGATCTGGCCTCCGCTTCCGCCAGACGCTCCTACTGGCAAGCACGCCTTCCTAGTCTGGATCAGCGGCGTTGGACTGCGCTACGGCGTCTTCCAAATTCCGGAACATGAAACCGATCCTGGCTATGGCGTCGATGAAGGTGGCGCCCCTGATCAGGGACTTCCTGGCGGTGGTGGTCGGCCTCCTACGGCTGGACAGCCACTTCCTCGTCCACCTGTTGGCGCACGTCCTCCGACGGCCGGCCAACCTCTTCCGCGGCCGCCGATTGGAGCAGGTGGAACTCCTACTCAGCCAGTTGCGCCTGGAACTCCTCCTGCGCCTCAACCTAAGCGATAAATAATCTGAGGCGCTGCTTTCGAGTGGCGCCTCATTTTTAACCGTTTGGTAACACTGTAAACAATGGCCGAAGCCATAGTAGAGGGCCAGGGTGGATTGTTTGGTGGTAGCCCGTTAGGGACGCCACTAATGAAAATCCTAATGGCCGATAATATTGAGCTAGGTTCTAGCGCAAGCTATGAGCTATGTAAGCTCATCTATTCGTATCATCCTTATGGCGCGAAGCTAGTTGATGTACCAGTCGAGCTTGCACAGTCCCAGGGACGGAATATCAATATTCCCGGATCACCTGAGGACAGGATACGTAAAGCCTTTACAGATGAGTGGCACAGAATTGATGCTGATCGTATTATTGCTAATGTGGTGCGCTTAGCGCGCATCTATGGTATCGCCTCAGTTGCAGTGATGATACCTGATGAAGATCCTACAAAGCCATTAGAGTTTAATACTTTAGCCAGAAAAGCTCTTACTTTTAACGTTTTTGATCCTTTGAACACAGCAGGTTCTCTAGTTCTTAATCAAAATCCAAACTCACCTAAGTTCTTAAAACCAGTTACAATTTCAGTTCAAGGGCAGGCATATAATTTTACTCGTACTTGCATTTATCAAAATGAAGACCCAATTTATCTTGATTATACTACTAGCGCTTGGGGCTATGTGGGTCGCTCAGTCTACCAGCGAGCGTTGTTCCCACTCAAATCATTTTTGCAGTCGATGATTACAGATGACTTGGTTACGAAAAAAGCAGGAGTCATTGTAGCAAAATTAAAAGCTCCTGGTAGCATCATAAACAACGTGATGCAGCAGATAGCCGGTATCAAGCGCGGTATGCTTAAAGACGCGATGACCGGCTCTGTAATGAATATTTCGACCGATGAAGAGATTGAATCTTTAAACCTACAGAATATAGATAACTCATCACGCACAGCGCGAAAAAACATACTTGAAAATATAGCAGCAGCAGCTGGAATGCCAGCAAAACTAGTAAACTCTGAAACATTAGCGGTTGCCTTTGCTGAGGGTGAAGAGGATGCTAAAGCGATAGCACGGTTTATTGACAAGTTGCGCGTTTCGATGCAGGGTTTATACAATTTCTTCACAAAGATCGTACAGTATCGCGCATGGAATGAAGAATTCTATGAAACTGTACAAAATGATTTTCCTGACGAATACGGTAAGAAAACATATAATCAAGCGTTTACCGAATGGTCAAATCACTTTATTGCGATTTGGCCATCATTGCTGACTGAACCTGATTCTGAGAAAATTAAGGTGGCAAATGTTAAACTACGTTCAGTTATCTCTATGCTGGAGGTACTACTTCCTGTTTCAGATGATGAAAATAAAGCCATTATCTATGAATGGGCAGCAGATAATTTTAACGATTTGAAGGTTCTATTCCCGTCTCCACTTGACCTAGACTACAAGAAATTGGCAGCATTTAAACCTCCAGTCGAAGCAGGTGCTGGTGGCGCAGCAGGACCAGGCAAGCCGTCTTATAAACTTGGTCCTCTAGGCAAGAGTGGTGGAACGCGAGTTGATTCTTTGGAGGAATCTGTAATTGACTATTTAGATGAAGTGGCGCAGCGTAGGGAGCGCCAGCGTTTACCTCCTCAACAGACAACTGAGGCTCAATAATGCCGTGTTCAGAAGAACATCTTAAGAAACTTGATTCGATGATGGATACATTGTTTGGCCCTAAGAAGCCTGATAATTCATCTGTATCTGCATCTCCATCACATTCGCTAGAGAAAGATTGTAAGCCATTTTCTGATAATGGCGATGCTCGTGAAGAACTGCGTCAAGGGGCGTTGAGCAAAGAACAGTGATGGAAACGATAAATGCCGCAGGCATCTTATTCGTTACTCCAAAGGAAAAGGGTCTCTTTCTCCAGCGATCCAGCAATGGAGACTTCCCAGGTTATTGGGATCTTCCAGGAGGAAAGCGAGAGGATGGTGAATCTTCTGTTCAAGCAGCTATACGCGAATGCAGTGAAGAAATCGGGTTTTATCCTTCTGGAAATTTACTTGAGCTGTCAAGACGACAAAGTACAATAGAAGGTGATAGTGATAATCCTACCAAAATAGTAGACTATGTTACTTATATTCAAGAAGTAGAAAAAGAATTTGAGCCACCAAAATTAGATGATGAGCATATAGATTGTATTTGGACGCGGCTAGATAATCCTCCTGAGCCTTTGCACCCTGGTTTAATTGTTTCTTTAGAGAAAATGACTGCTGATGAATTAGGCATCGCAGAATTAATGGTTAAAGGAGAATTGACTTCTCCACAGAGATACGCCAATCTTACTCTATTTAATATGCGCATTACTGGTACTGGACTATCTTATCGAAGCGGTATCAAAGAGCATGTGTGGCGCGACAGTTCAATTTACTTAAATGATAGATTTATTAAGCGTTGTAATGGACTTCCGGTAATATTTGAACATCCTGGAAGGGCTACGTTAAATACACAAGAATATGTTGATCGTAATGTAGGTTCTGTATTTATACCATATATTAAGGGTGATGAAGTTTGGGGTATAGTAAAGATTTGGGACGAAAATGCCGCATCTATTATGGCAGACAATCAGTTATCGACCTCGCCTTGTGTTGTATTAACTGGCGAAGATCAAAAAGTAAAATTTAAGAATGGAGAGAAATTACTAATTGAAGGTGAACCTAAACTAGTTGATCATTTGGCCGTGTGCCAAGTTGGAGTTTGGGACAAAGGGCAATCGCCGAGAGGCATAGAAACCGCTGAAATGGAGATAGTTATGGCAGATGATGATAAAGCAGCGGCCCTCGAAGCCGCCCGCAAGGCTGATGCAGCGAAGGCGCAGAAAGATGAAGATGACGAAAAAGAAAAGGCCGATAAGGCCAGATTTGATTCTTACTTTGCATCCTTTGCTGACTCGATCAAGGACTCAGTCAAGAAGACCGTGAGCGATGCATGGGACGAGAAGGAGAAGGCCAAAGAAGATGCTGCAAAAGCTAAGTCTGATGCAGAGGCCAAAGCCAAAGCTGATGCCGCCGCTCGCAAGGATATGAGCGAGGAAGACATCAAAAAGAAAGATGCTGAAGAAAAAGAAAAGGCTGATAAAGCCAAAGCAGATGCCGAAGCGAAAGCAAAGGCAGATGCTGACGAGAAAGAGAAGGCTGACTCTCGCAAGCGTATTGATGAGTTGGCGGCGAAAATTGACTCTTTGCCTCGTCAGATGACTGACGCAGACTATGCCGCTATGGCTGATTCGCAGGTTCGTGCGGATCGGATTTATGGCATGCATGGTGGACGCGCGCCACGTCCTCTCGAAGGTGAGAGCCTTATGGGTTATCGTCGCCGAATGGCGAATGATTTGAAGACACACTCTGCTGCGTGGAAGGCGATCGACCTCAAAGTCATCTCCGATGATGCAGCGTTTGGACTTATTGAAAATACTATTTACAATGATGCTGAACAAGCGGGTCTGCATCCTGTGTCTGACGATGAAGATTTCCTGCGTGAAATCAAGTCGGAAGACGTGACGGGGCGCAAGATTTCGACATTCGTTGGGCGTCCGATGGCTTGGATGGGCCAATTTGCTGCTCCTAAGCGGCAACTTGTCAGCATCTACAACGGGACTAGAATGAACAACTAAGTCTCGTTGATCTAACAACAATTAAGGAGCTTGTGTTATGATCTCTCTTAATCCGGTTCTTACTAGCAATGCTGCTGATACCTTCAGCGTAACACTTGATGGTATGATGCAGGGTATGGCTATGGACGACCCTGCTATCAGATATCAATTGACAGGAGGCCAGTTAGCGCCGACTGAAACTCTGCCTATGTTTGGCGGTGTTCCTATCTCTGAATATATTCCACCTATTACTAATATAATGGATTCGTCACTTCAAAACTTGATTGCTCGTGCAACTACTGCTCCAACAGTTACTGGTATTAGCGTGTTTAATCAAAATCACGCTATGATAAATACTCCACAAAGTCCTGTTCCACAGGCAGATATTGGAATGCTTGTTAACTTCTATAGAAATGGAAGTAGAGCGCGTATTCCATTCGCATTGGATCCAGCTTTCCCATTTCCACCTCCTACTGCTCCTGGCATGATTGTTATGCCTACAGCACTTGGATTCAATGTTATTAACCAGTGGGTTTGTGCCCAAGCTAACAATGGTGTTGGCGGTTTCAATTTGCCTGCTACATATAATGTCATCGGATATAATATTGGCAATTCGATGACTGTTGTCTACAATGCGACGACTGGTTTCGCGGTCTGGAATCGTCGTGGCAATACTATTCTTCTCGAAATCTAACCACAAGGGCTCAACAACTGAGGCGCTACACGCCTCTCAAAAATGAGGTGAACTTACAATGGGTAGCGTCAATCCATCTTATGCAATAGTGAATCCATCATTCGTCGAGCCTGGCATTATTCTTCCTTATGTCCAAGCTTCTGGCGCATTTACAACTTTGGCTGGTGGCGAGCCGCTTGTCAGATTAGGTGAAGGCGATCTTTATGTTTACATGAAGCGCCTTGACGTCCGCACGCGCATGGCAGCCGGCCAGGCTGCTTACAACCAATTGCCAAGCGTCAGTCTTGCGCTCTCGATGATTAGCACGCCTAGCTATCTTATGCGGGTACGTGCTGAATATGACCACCACGACACGGCCGCTATGGGCAATTGGGGCCTTAACATGGTTGAGGCGCAACGCCTTGGTATGCGACAGGGTCACTTCCAACTTGCTCGAAACGCACTACTTTATGGATTTAATCCAGGGAATGGTGAAGGTCTCCTGAATGCACAGGGAGCCAATACTGCTCTATTGCCTCCTGATAGCAATGGTAATGATACCGTCGTTACATACGACAACGGCGAGATGGGTGTCTGGTTTATTACACAAATCAGCTTCCTGAAGACAGAAACAAACCAACTCGGAATTGGGCGCCATTTTGTTGTTCTTGGACCGCAGAGAACTTTGGCGGCAATGGAATATCAAAACATCGTGCAGATCGTTCAGTTCCAACGTGAAGGTGCTGGTTCTGTTTCTACCAAGGGTATGTTTGAAACTGTTCTTACCAACAATGGTGACACTATTGATTGGGTCTATGACGATACTTTGTTGGGCAAGGGTGTTGGCGGCGGCCAAAATGATGCCGTTGTTATTGTTATGCCAGAGGTCAAGAAGCCAGTTGGCAGCAAAATAAACACTAATGAAATTGCGAAGATTGCACCTGGAATAGAGGCTTGCACCTTGATGTATGCAGATATGGCCGCGCCTCGTGAAATTCCTACTCCTCTCGCCGGCGGCGCCATTGATGTTCTATCTGAGTGGCGCATCACTTCGGGCTGGGGCGTCCGTCCTGAAGCAGTACTCATTCTTACTATGCAGTATCAGTAATCAATAATTATCCGGCAAGGTTAGCGCAACCTGAATGACGGATGATCCTGGCGGCCGCGGATTGCTACCCCGCGGTCAGCCTTGGTAGCAAGGATAAATACAGTGCTTATGTTCATTGCAAATGGAATGCATCAGACTTTAAGCTTCCAATATCGCTTGCCTGAGTATAAGACTTATCGCCAACAGAGAGTTCCTATTGGTGGACAGATAAGGCTTTCTGGTGAATTAAACGAAAAGCAAATTGATATTATTGCGCAGTTCCATCAGAAATATGGGATGGTTAAAGCATCTGAAATTCAAATGTTTAAAGGATATTATATACCATATGTTTATTCTGTTGACGCTCCTATTTCCGCAGAAATCATTATGGAACTCATTGTTCAAAATAGAGAATATAATAGATTATTGGGTGAGAAACTACGTGCTGAAGCAGCTATTGCTGTGAATGCTTTGATTGAGGAAAATGCTGGAGAAAAACTTACTAGCTTTGAAATGGAAATTTTCGAGAAAACTGATAAGAACAGAGAGGAACAACCGATTGGTGAAAAGATTGTGATTACTAGGTCAAAAGAACGTGGCGCTCCTCAAGACCCAGGTACTGGAAAGGGACCGTTGGGCATCGTAACTGATTTCTTGCGTCCTAAACAAACTATCAAAAAATCTGTATTTTAATGGCATCGCCTGAAACTCATCCAACACTACCTGGGTATATAAGATGGATCAGGAATATCATGCAAGTTCCAGAAACTGTATTACCGAATAATAGCCCATATATTGAAATATCTTATGATTTAGCACTTGAAATAGTTAATATGTACATATTGTTTGCCAGTCCAATTGTTTATACTCAATGTGTTTATAATCTAGGTGCTGATTACTTAGTACAAATGGCGCAAGATAATCCCAATTTGCCTCCGCCACTTAATACATATTGGGCAGATTTGCGAGATTCTTTGGGTATTAATAGCTTCTTGCCTGGGTTGGTGAATACTGCTGAAGATCAAGGAACGTCTGCTGGTTTGCAATTGTTAGCGAGTATGGAAAATCTAACAATTGCTGACTTGCAGCAGCTGAAAACACCATGGGGCCGCGTGTACTTAGGTTTGGCACAAAGTGTCGGGTCGATGTGGGGAATCACCTTCTAATGCCCGCAATTAAATATCCTAATGATCGTAGAGATCCAGCTGGTGCTATACCTGTTTATATAGTGGCTACTCCTCCTGTTGGTCCTCCTTGGCCTAATAAGCAAAACAATGGTGGCATTCCTGTCAATTTCACTGCTGTTGGAACAGAAGCGGCGTCTGGACCTATTCCGGTCAGGATTGTTACAGGTACAGGCCCAGGACCGAAATGGCCCTCAGATCAAGGGCAAGATGCTGGTGCTATTCCTGTATATAATTCTCCAGCAGGTATGCCTGTGTGGGATGCTACTTAGGAGCCTGCTGTGAAGAAGATAAATTGGCGTGGCCAAAATAAAAGATATGCAGTTGCTAGAACTCCATATCCATCGCCATATGCAGTTATTGATTTTCCTCCTAATCCTAGTATTGGTGATCAATTTGTAGCGCCAAATGGTTCTACTTACGAGTGGGACGGTACTGTTTGGATAGGTATTGTCCCAGTTATATCTGGTGGCGCTGTTATTCCGATTGATGCTAACCCTCCGATTGGAGCAGTATCAGGGCAGCTTTGGTGGCGCAACGATCCTGATGGCGTCATGTATATCCTTTACGACGATGGCACTTCGACGCAGTGGGTTCCGACTCAGCCTCCTGGTGGTGGCGCTGCGGGTATCCCAGAAGCACCGCAAGATGGCAATATGTATGTCCGTCAAGACGGTCAATGGGTAGCTGTTACTATCCCATAGGAGTTGATATGCCACAGTATCCTTTAGTATATACTGAAGCGCAAGCTGCTAAATATTGGGGTATTCGTGTAGATTTTCCACCTCCACCTGTATTACCACCAGTTGTTACTCCAGCCACATTTGATATAGTTCTTCCAGTTGCGCCTGCTGATTCTGTTGGAATTGTGCAGGCAAGTGGAAATCCAACTGCCTTTGCGATTACTGGTGGTAATGCTAATGGCTATTATCAAATTGCTAATAGTGGTCTTATTGTTGTCACAACAGCAGGATCAACTGGAATAGTTGCTGGAACTGATACATTGACAGTTACAGCAAGTAATGCTGGCGGTACAAGCCCTGGCGCTACTATCACTATTAACGTAACTTGAGGTTACTATGCCACAGAACCTTAGAACTGTAACTCCTGAATATGCAAAGAAAGTATATGGGATTATTGTTATTCAAAATGCTCCGCCACCTTTTCGAGATGATCCAGGTGATCCTACTTTGATGCCTTCTCCACGAGAGAAGAAAATTGATGTAATTTGGAGTGATGGTACAATGCCACCATTGCTACCGCAAAGTGAAGATCAACCTACTACAAATGGACATAATCTATTCTAATGGCAAGTAATCTAACATTACATATGGGTTTTCTTAATACTCCATATACTGATGAAGCTAGACAAGCTCCAGCTAGATTTGCTAAATCTGTTGAAAGATTAAAGCGTAGGCGCAGCTTTTCCAGAACGATGACTGCTGAGAAAGTAAGTAAAATTCTGGAAGGTAAATATAACATAGTTGAAACATTTAATGAGATATATGAGGATGATATAAACGCTCTAATACATGAAGGATTTAAAGAAGTCGCTGAGCATGTGATTATGAACAAAGGTGGTGATACTAGAGCTAAAATGAAGAATTTGATGAAACCTTATACAAATCAAGTGCAGCGCATGTTTAAAGCATTTATAGATGATGAAGAAATGAACAATATGGTCCCTGGAGTTCCTACAAAAGTATCAATTAAAGGGCGTAGAGGTAGAAGGCCAGGTCCATCCTTCTTAAGGACTGGTATCTATAAAGCATCGTTTAGAGCGTGGGTTGAATGACAACAGTCAACGACGCTATTAATGGTGCACAAGGCCCTTTGGGCGCTACATTAGCTGCTGGTGTTAAAACTCTTTCTGCTGATACTCAAATTACATTTCTTCTCTATCGAAAATTGGTATTGCCTTTAGATGGTTATGTTTTCTGGGTTAGAAATAATCTTACATTACCTACTCAACCTATATATCCTGTTCCAACAGATTCAGTAATTGTACATGGCTCTTTGCATTATTCAACAGAAATTGGGCAAGAAGAAGATGCCACTATAGGATACAATACTGTTGTATTCACTGCATTATCTGGTATAGATGCGTTCCAAGAAATTACTCCAAAATATATGTATATTGCTACTTATCAAGGAATTAGATTTGCTTTTAGCTCACACGGTAAATATTATGAGCAGGCAGGTCTTTGGCATTATATGGGTGTTGCGGTAACGTCGATCACCGACATACAAATCATCGATGATGTGGCGCAACTTCCATCTGAACAGATAGTCTCTAATTCATTACCTATATGGTTGGCAATGCCTTCTTACAAGCCTCCATATCCTGGATTTACTTGTCCATTTACTTTGTATCCATCTTTTCTTATTCCGCAGAATGAACCTCCTCCTTATGGAGCAGTTCATATTGATGATACAAAGGCTCTTCAAGCTATTGCAATGTTAGGCCCAAGATTATCTAGCAGTCAACTAGCTTGGGAGAAAGTTACTATAACAACTTATGGCGTAGATAATGATGATATAATTACCTTTTTAAATTTTATTGTTCAGTATAGTAGCGATTGGAGTTTGATTGGTATTCGCAATATGCCTATTGTTTGTGATGTTAAGAGAGAGCAATCAGAGTTGCAGGTTATAGCCCAAAAGAAAGAAATTGTAGTTGAGGTTAACTATCTTCAACTATCTGTGCGTGATGTAGCTCGACAGTACATCAAAAGTTGTATTGTTGATTACAACCCTGAAGATTTGAAGACTAGAAGTAAGTCTCACAAAGCTGCATAGGAGTAGCTCTGATGCCAACCGATCCCAATAGCATCGTAACAGTTCAAGTTAATACTATTTTAGCACCAACTGCTCCTGATCTTCAGCAGAGTGGAGCTATTCTTAGCTTTGGTGGTACTAACACTTCTGTTGGTACAGAATCATTTCTTACAGTATTTGAAGATTTGGCGCCTATTTTATCTGATCCATTTCCGCTTGCTAGTGCAGTTTGGGCTGCTGGTGAGGTTACTGTTACAACCTTAAACCCTCTTCCTCCTTCTACTGGTGGTCCTGGAACCATTATTCAAACTCTTATAACTGGGTTTGTGCCAACTGGTTATAATGGCAATTTTGCTTGCACTGTTACTGGCGCTAATACATTTACTTATGGTGTTATTCCTGATCCAGGTGTTACGATAACTGTTGGACAAGCCCAACTTGCTGCGGCGGCACAACTTAATGCTCAAGTGTCTAGTTTCTTTAGACAAGGAACTAATGCTGGCGTTACTGTTCTTGAACTTGGATTTCATACTTCTTTTGGCAATGAACTTGTTACATTCGAGAATTTTCTTAATACTAATTCTTTGGCATTTTATGGTTATCTATTGCCATATTGGTGGGGTTCCGCTGCCAATATTCCACAATTTATTACTCTGGCAGAGCAATTTATCAATCCAGAAGCGATGCAGTATTTCTTTTTAACGCTCAATCCTGGAACGGAAGGTTTGATTCCAAATACACTTAAATGCGTTGTTCAATTGATGGAAGCACCATCAGTTGCTGCTGTTCGCGATGCTACATTACCAGGATTATATGCAGAATTTACAATAGCAGGTTTGTTTTATTGGGCAATGCAATTTAAAGCAACTGCTGTGACGCGTGTGTCTCCGATGTGCTTCAAGTACATCTATGGTGTTACACCGTACCCATTACAGAACAATGGGCCTCTTCTTGTTTCTTTCAAACAGTTGAATGTCAACTATATTCAAACTGGAGCAGAAGGTGGAATTAACTACACCAACATTTACCAGGGCGTGACAGCAGATGGATTTGACTACTTTAACTGGTGGTGGACGATTGACTGGGTCCAGATTAATGCTAATGTGGCTCTCTCGAACGCTATTATCAATGGAGCGAATAATCCTACTGCGCCGCTGTATTATGATCAAAATGGTATCAGCTTCCTTGAATCTGTCCTTGCCGCAGTAATGACAAGTGGTGTGCAATTAGGCATGGTGAATGGTCCTGTTGTACAGACTGGTTACGATCCAGTTTCGCTTTCTCAGCAGATTCAAATTGGCACATTTGAAGCTACGTGCAATGTGAATGCTGTACCGTTCTTGGCATATTCTCAGATTAATCCTGATGATTATGGACGAGGAGAATATGATGGATTGAGCACGTTGTTTATTCCTGCACGTGGCTTCGTCCATATTCTTGTCGTTGTAACTGCAACTGACATTGTGACAAACTAATCGAAATCTTGTCATAGGAGACAACGGCCGTGGTTGGAAATCCAAATCAACAACAGGGTACACTCAATCGCGTAAAGGCCACTGTGTATATACCTGGTGTGCCAGCTTTGAATGTTCTTCCCCAATTTTTGGGGAAGGAAGGTGTAAGTCTTTCTTTGGATGGCGTTGCTGCTGATTATATCGGAACAATGACCGGAGCAGTTCCTTCACCTGCTCCGTATCAGATTGCAACGGTTACTGTTAACCTTTTGAAATCTCAACCATTTTCTCAAAATTATAAGAATCAATTTGAGTCTAATACTCTAATTGGAGATATAACGGTGTGGCCAGATGTGGGTGCGCAAGCTCCATCTGTATTAACTGGTGGTACGGCAGGCGGGGGCGCTGGTGGCGCATCATATGGTTTGCAACCATACAGTATTTATAATTGTGTTCTTGAGACTGTTAAGGAAATGTCATTTGCTGGCGAAAGCCCTCTTTATGTTGTAACTATCAAAGGCTATTACCAAGTTAATAGTCAGATGTTTAGTACCTAAACTGACACGAGAAAGGTAGCACCGTGGCAATCACAATCAACAGGAAGCTCAATTTAGTTTTACCCATAGAATTAGATGAGCACAGAAAGATATATTTTCATTCTATACCTATAAGTGTGGAAGTATTTGATGCTAATTTCTGGATCTTAACACAAACATTGTCAAATTTATATGCGCATGGCATAGGACCAAGTATGTCTCCACGTATTGCGTTGCGCGCGCTGCGTGATACAGCAAAGCAAATTGATGATACTCAAGATATTAGTTTAAATTTGGTAAATGAAATTTATCGTTTGACTAGTGTCATTATGCCTGGTTCAAATGGATCAGGTTGGATAAATTTACCATATTATGAAGTTAAAACCAAAAGACTTGTTGATGAACAAATATTGTCGGAGGTGGAAAATGCCATCGTTTATTTTATTGTAGCCTCAGCTCTGCACTTGCGCAGCGAGCTGGAAATGGCATTAGGGGGCTTAGTTGGAATTTGGAAAGCGGAAACTACATCATTGAGTGCTATGGATTACATGCGTTCTTTGCCGACCTCGACTCAAACAGAGAATACTGGCGAGAAACAGGAACGCAAACCACACACAACTGTGATAACGGCAGCGCCCACGCAACAGAAGCCGTCGGCACCAGTGTCATCCATTCCATCCTAGATTATTTATCTAGTGAGGGATTTCCTGAATTTATGTACCAATTTAATTTTAAACATAGATATTCCAGTGCGTTAGAATGGCGACAACGCTTCTTGGGATAAGTAGTGCCTGAATCAGTTATAGACGTTAACATAAGATTGGAGCAGAGCGCTAAAGCGCTTAATGATGCTGTTGATAAGGCTGTTCGATTAGAACAGACTTTGGCTAGTGTAACAAGAAGAATGGGGGAAAATAACCAAGCAACAAAAACTACTAAACTTTATTATGATAAAGCTACTGAAGCTGCCCAAAAATTATGGGCAACTAATCAGAGAGAAATGAATAAAATTGATCCAATTGTAAAAAGAATTGGTGACAGTATTGATAAAAGTCTTATTCAAAATGTTAATAAACTTGGAGAAGCTGTTGATAGGGCAGGACAAAGATTTGATACCAGTATTACTAGTAGACTTAAGAAAATTCAAGAAGAATATAAGAAAATTGAGGAAGCAAAGAAGAGAGCTGAAAAAGATCCAGTATTATCACATATGCAGAGGTGGAGAGTATCTGATCATCCTTCTGCTGAAGCAATGTATCAAAGTGCTAATTTAAAGAGACCTTGGAAGAAACCAAGTATAGAAGAAGGACAATTTACAGCCAAAGAACAACTCTATAGGTTATTTGTTCAAGCCCGACAGTCTGGAGCCCATCATGATGCGCTCCGTATGGTAGGAGGAATATCGAGTAGTGGTTCTCCACATGTTACTTTAATAAGTGGTCTTACCAGTTTGATGCGCAATTTTCTTAATGCGCCTTCTGGTATGCAATTATTAATTGGAGTTGCTACAGGCATAATTGCTTCTGGTGCGGCAGCAATTGCTCTTTCACCAATTGTTACAAGGAGGCAAAGAGCAGCCAGAGGCGCTGGTTTAGCTTACGGACAATTTGAATCAGCTGAAAATACCTACGGTCCATATTATGACGCAAAGCAGGCTATTGGCGCCTCTGCGTCTGCTCAAGATCCAACATCTCAGCAATATATAGCTATGATGCAGCTGGGTCTAAGACCCAGCGCTAATGCAGCTAATGATATAGATAGACAAAATATTGCCTTAAAAGAAATGATAAGTAAATTTTCAGATTTTGGACAATTTTTGGCTACACTACATAATACTCCACTAGGTTCTATGATAACAGATGAAAGGGCTCGAACTGTTGCAAGTTTACCAATGGCAAGATTACAAGAATTGGCAAAACAAGAAGAAAATGATGCTAAACAAAATAAAATAGATGAAAAAACTTCTGAAATTTATGTTAAACTATATGCAGATATGAATAGATTTGGTACTGCTCTTGAAACTGTAACGATTAAAAATTTGGCTGGATTTGCTTCTGGTCTTGATAGCATCCTTAATAAACTTGTTAGCTGGTTACAATCAGGTTATGGTCCTGGACAATCTTTTCCAACTGTCACAAGTAGTAAAGATCAAGAGAATGTAACGAAAATGTTTGGAAAACCAAGTAGTGTTCCTACTTGGGGTAGTCCAACAGCGCCAAGTGGCGCACCCAAACGAGGTTTTGCTACTGGAGCATATAATGTCCCAGATGATGGGACTGCTATGCTCCATCAAAATGAACTTGTTATGCCAGCTAAAGAAGCATCAGCATTTCGAGATATGTTGAATAATTCTACAACTGAAGGTGGTAAGGACTTTGGTGAATTTAATAGAGAACTTATGAAGAGTTCTGATATTATTGTTAAACTAAGTTCTTCAATGGAAGATTTAAATTCTGAGATTGAATCTGGAAAGTATCTAGCACAGAATTATGGAGGAGGACAAGGAGGAACTGGTACAACTGTAAGTGGTGGTGGTGGTACTGCTGTAGGAACTGGTGGAGGCGGCGGAAGTGGCCCACATAGTCCATCAAGCTCTAGCGGTGGTGGCGCGACAGTATCCAGTGGCGCTTCGGCAGATATGTCAGGAGGCGCAGGTTCGTTCATTAAACATCAAGAAGGTTTATCATTAAAACAGTATATGGATGCAGGACATAAAGCCATTGGTTATGGACATGATTTTACTGCTGCTGAATTAGCTCAAGGCTATGCTGTAGGAGCTAGTGGTGAACACATATCTACTTCTGGAAGTATAACTAAAGAACAGGCAGATTCATTATTTACAGCAGATTATCAAAGTCGTTTTAAAGATGTAGCCAGTAAAGTTCCTGGCTTCGATAAGCTGAATTCTAATCAGCAAGAAGCTATTATGTCATATAAGTATAATACTGGAAGATTGCCTAGTAATTTGGCAGGCAATATTGCTTCTGGTAATATGTCAGGAATTTCTGCCTCTCTTGCAGGTGGTATTAAAACTTCGCAAGGTGTATATAATGCTGGATTAGATAGACGCAGGCAGCAAGAAGCCAGCTTATTTAATTCTACACCAACAGCAGCAACTTCTACTGGTGGAGGCGGTGGCAGTCCTGCTACTAATATGCCAGATTTAAGTGATTCTAAAGACTGGTCTGAACATTTAGCAAATATGAAAAAGAATAATTTACTTACTAATGAACAATGCGTAACTTTAGCTATGGCATCTGCCGGTGTTAAATATGGTTCTGGACAAGCAGGTGGACATACTACAGATTGGAGAAGAGGAGATTCAGTTACTTCTGGTAATATACAACCAGGTACTCCAATATCTACATTTGCTGGTTTACATGGAGAACAAAATCAAAACATTTATGCTGGTGGAACTGGTGGTAGAGCTAAAGTCGGTTTAGACCATGCTGGTATATTTGAGAGTTATATTAGAGATAAAAATGGTCAAATTATTGGAATGAATATGGCAGATCAATGGAAAGGAAGTGGCGGTATACATGATAAACATGCTTATATGTTTGGTGGTGGTAAGGGTGAACATGATGCAAGAAATTATTCTGCCATTAAATTAGCTAATGACGAATATCTTGGTGGCAAAAATAATCCAATGGAGAAAATGCGCGATATAGCAAAAGCTTATGATCCTAATAAACAATCTCAACAAGCAGCCACAGCCATAACAGGCCGAGTAGATCCTTATGGAAAAACACCAACTCCACACATGGGAGACATGAGTCAATATCATAAAGATTCAAGTCCTAATGTTACTATATTCAATAAATCTGGTGCAAATTATAATCTTCAAACTGCTTCCTTGGGCGCTGCTCAAGGAAATTTTGATGCATGACAACGTAGGAGGTTTCAATTCGCTTCTACGCTATCAAAATTAGTAGCTCAGCAGCCATAATAGGTTTGGGTTCTATAACTGGTGCAGCTAATATAGTTAATACTGGTACTGCTTTAGCAGGTTTATCTGATTCTGCTGTTCCAACATTAGTAGCATCTACTCCTTATGGAGCGCAATGGTCTAGCTCATACAACGGCCAGAATGATCCTGGTGCATTAGATGTTGATTTTGATATAACTGTTACTGGTGGCGCTGCTGTAGGACAACTGACTATAAAAGGTATTACGCAAGCTGATATTTCTCAGTCTACATATCTTACTGGTGCAAGAATTCAGGTATTTGGTGGATTTACAAATGGATTACCATTAGCTAATGATCAAGTAGCGCACCAAGGATTAATATGTGATGGACAAATTTATCCTGCTTTTGGTAATTGGACAGGAAATGATTTAAGTCTAACATTTATAATCAAACCTGGAACACAGAGTGGAATAGGAGGACCAACAGACCCTAAGAACATTGTCCATAACTTACCTACAGGTACTCCATTATCTTCTGCTATTCAACAAGCTTTAACAACAGCTTTTCCTAATTCCACATTTCTAATGAATATTAGTCAATCTCTTAAATTAAATCAGCCAGACCAAGGTTTTTACCAAGGTATGGAACAATATATGAATTATATTAAATCTCTTTCACATAGTATACTTGGGACACCTAGCACTACTGGTTATCAAGGAGTACAAGCATTTCCTATTGGATATCAACAATATTTAATTACTGACTTTACTAGTCCTGGAAGTACAATACAGTTATTGTTTGAAGATTTAATAGGACAACCAGTATGGATTGGTGTAAATACAATCTCAGTTAAAGTAGCTATGAGAGCCGATATTAATGCAGCTATGGCTTCTGGAGGTCCTGTTCAGATTAAACTTCCAGCCAATAATAATGTTCCTCTCTTAGTTACTACTCAACCTGGTGGAGCATTAAGTTTAAGCAATTATGGAATGACTAATTATTATGAACATGGAAATCAGCTCCTATTTTCTGGAACTTGGACAGTAAGTAATATCAGACATATTGGACATTATAGGCAACCTACTGGTACAGATTGGGTTTCAATTATAGAAGCTACATCAGCAACTAATTTTGGTGCAGGAATGGCTACTATAAATTCGACAGGTGGTCTATTGACGTTTACACCTAGTGGTGGCGAGTCAGGTGGGATTGGTATGAATTAAATGACAACTCTAGCACAAGTGCAATTATTGTATCAGCTAACACCTATTTGGCTGCAGAACGGTATTGCTTCAAACATTGTTGGTGGATATTTGCCGATATTATCAATACTTAATTATGAAGTATTTGCTGCGTTAAATAATACACAGATGGGTCCAGAAGGAGTTAATATGCCATCTGATTGGAGCTTTGAAAATGCCTTTGCTACTTTTCAACCTGCTCCTGGTGGTTCTTTAGTTAAACAATCTATTGCTGAATATCCTTTTGCTAATCTGAGCGTTGCTTCTAATGCAACACTCAGAGGAGCTATTGATGTTTCTATGATTATGTTAACTCCTATGAAGGAATCTAGTGCTTGGGCTATGAAGCAATCTAGGATGAGTAGTCTAAAATCAGTTTTGGATGCTCATAACAATTTAGGTGGAACATATATAGTATTTACTCCAGCATATATTTATAACAATATGTCTATGACAGATTTAACAGATATATCAACAGCAACTTCACCATTACCACAAAATACTTGGATATGGCATTTTACACAACCTTTGGTCTCGTTAGCTGATCTTCAAATAGCAGAAGGAAATTTATTATCAAAATTAACTAATGGCTTGCAAACTTCTGGTGCAATAACTAGCGCATTAACAGCAATTGGTATAACTGCATCTGTTGGTAATTTTGCTCCTGGTATAACACAACCTACAATATCAGCTGCTCCTATGGTTACCACAATTATACAATGACGACATATTATCCATTTATTCAATCTGCTAGTAGAGCCTTTTCATTTATGCCTGAATTTGATGGTAGTAATTATAATGTTACAGTTTTATGGAACGTATCTTCACAGCGATATTATGTTAAATGTGTGAGTGCAAATAATGTTTTGATATTTATGGTTCCTTTAGTAAATTCTGCAAATGGAGCAGAAATAGAATCATTAGTATGGGACGAAAATAATGAGGTTGTGATCGCTACGATGGTGGCGCCACATGGAATGCTAATTGGTGAAATATTTAATGTCTCCATTATTCAAGCAGTTCCTACTGGATACAATGGAAACGGAATGGCTTTAATAACTGACGTTAATGAGTTTACATATCCTATGTCGCAAGATCCTGGCTATATGCAACAGGCTGGTATAGCGCAGTTTTTGATTAGTATGACTAAGAGTTATTTTAATTCAACTCTAGTATTTAGGAATATGCAATTTGAGGTGACACCTTGAATGATGTTGCGCAAAAGTTTCCGTTAGCTATTCAATTACATAACTTTGCGCGCACGAAGGCTGCTGATAATACTCAAAATCAACCCAAGACATTTCAAGGTCATGTATCTGCGATCTTAGCAAATGATATGTTAGAGTTTACTCTGGATGCTTCTGGTCCTTATACTTTACCAAAATTGCAAATCCCACAAGCTTTCTCTAGTTATCATAGAGAACCTACACAAGTTGGTGATAAAGGGTATGCTGTTCCTAGTGACTTTTCTATAGGAGGTATTGACGGAGTTGCTACTGGTCTTGCTAATATGTTTGGGAAGGGTAATTTAGCAACGCATGTATTTCATCCTATATCAAATAAGAATTTCGATCAACGTGATCCTAATATGTTCTTGGTTACTGGAGGACCTTCTGGACATACTATTCAATCTAAGGACAAATCTACATCCACTGTTATTGATATACTTAACAACATACTTCATCACTCATCTACATCAATTCAGCATACAGCACTTAGAAATATAATACATACTGCTGGAGATATTTTAAGTCATAATGGAGTAACAATAAATCAAATTGCTAGTGGTAATCTTAATTCAGTTGCAACTGGTGTTATTAATCATGTTGCTAGTAGTATCGTTATGGGCGCGCCAAGTGCTGCTTTTGTTCAACAATATGCTGACTCTAATAGCAGGGATATACAACTTCCTCCAATTCCTCCAATTCCATCTCTTCCAACACTTCTTAATGTTATTGGACATATATCTGCTAGTTTGACTATCTCTGCTGCTGGAGGAATGACATCTGGTGGACAACCAGTTATGACAGAGCCTGTACCTCCACAATTAATTCAAGCTCCATTAATTGTTGATGGAACAAAAGATCCATCTTTTACTGCACTTGCAAATTTACTTCAAACTCTTCAACAACTTGGTTTAATCTTGGATAATACGACATGAGAGTATATGGGCGCATCGTACCAGATCCTCTCTATCCATATCGAAAGAAATGGGTAGTTGTAGAGACAGATGCTAATGGTTTTAATGATATGGTTTATTTAACGAATATGATTCAAGTTATTAAACTTAATCTGCATGAAAGTCCATGCTTTACTAATTGGGGTATTCCTGCACACGCTTCTGTTATGACGCAGATTGCTCCTGATTATTATTTGAATATGATACAGCAAAGATTTGCTCCATATTTTATGTCTTTAGTTTTGACAAATTTACCAAATAGAGTTGATGCAGATGGACGTCCTGCACCTGCTTATCAATTCTTTGTAGTTACCCAATTAGGCGCAGTTCTAACTGATGTGATACCTTATTAATGGCTCAATTACCTTTAGTGATGGGTCCACAAGGGTTAATACCTACGCCTCCTGCCACTTTGCGTGCGCAGTTGGTAGCTAAGGTTGCAGCAACAAATCCAGATTATACAGCAAATCTTCCAGGTATTCTTATTGAAGATATAGCATCTACTGAGGTTGCTGGACTTGTTGTTGCAAATCAATTCCTCGTAGATTTGGTTAATAGTGTAACGCCATATGGTGCTAATCCATTTATATTATATCAACTAGGAATAGACATATATGGGGTACAGCCTACCGCTCCCACTAATACTTCTGTTGATCTCATTTTTAGTGGTACTGTTGGTTTTATCATTATACCTGGGTTCACGGTAACAGATGGTGTATATCAATATATTTGTACTGATGGAGGAGTTATAGGGATTGATGGTGTCTCTCTACCTATTCATGCTGTTTCTAACTTTGTAGGAACTTGGGCTGTTCCAGCAGGAACTGTAACTGGTTTTATTACTGGTATTCCTGCTGGCATTACATTATCAGTTATTAATCCAACAGACGGTGTTCCATCTACTTCTACTGAAACAATAACATCATTTAGAAGCAGGACGTTGACAGCAGGTCTTGCTGCTTCAACAGGAATGGATAGATACCTTAAAACATTGCTTGGTAATATTCCTGGAGTTATTCCGCGCCTTGTATCAGTTAGACAAGACTTAGACAATTGCCAATGGATAATCTTAGTAGGAGGTGGTGATCCTTATCAAGTTGCTTGGGCCATATACTATGCATTGTTTGGCATTAATGCTTTGGCGCGTCCAAATATAGAAATTATTGGCATTACAAACTACGACCCAACTAATCCTAATCCTCAAATTCCTGTTATAACAACTCAATATAATCACAATCTTTTAACAGGAATGGTTGAGACTATTACGCAAGTTGTAGGAATGGAAACTCTTAATGGACAATCATTCCCAGTAACTGTTCTCAACAATTTAACATTTACTATCCCAGTAGACCTATCTACTCTTGGTGATTATGTAAGTGGTGGTATTGTTTCTCCTAATCCTATTCTTCAAGAAATAACTTTGAATTCTTATCCTGATAATTATCTTATTCCATTTTTATTGCCTCCGCAAGAAACAGTTTCTATGAATGTTTGGTGGCAAACAGATTCACCAAACTATGTATCGCAAACTGCTATTTCACAAGCTGCTGCTCCTGTTATTGCTGATTATGTTAATAGCCTTTATGTAGGTATAACACCAATTAATATTTATGAAATGCAGTCATTATTCCTTAGAGCTGTCAGAAATATCGTTGCTTCTGAGAATATCACCATTCTTAAATTTGATGTATATTTTAATGATGTATCATATGCTCCAGAACCTAATACTGGTATTATACCTGGAGATCCAAATTCTTATTTCTATACAACTTCTGATAGTATTGTTATTCAACAAATTGGCCAAGCTTCGTGAAGAATGTTAGAATTAGTTATGGAGCATTAGTACCTACTGCTGGTTTGGCAAGTATTGTAATTACTGCTGACAAATCTGTTCAAGTTTCTTCACCTGCTGCGGTAGGTGGTTATATAATAAATCCTGCTACTGCTTCTGATCAAAATTTAAATTCTCCAGCTATTCTTTTTGTTGATCCTTCTGGACCTGCTAATAATGGTATTAGTCCAACAACAATTCAACTTTGGCCAGGAGTTAGATATGAATTACCTCCAAATCCTGTTAATGGTGTTTGGGTAAATTCTAATTGGACTGGGCATAAATTTACAGTAGTTCAATATTTACAGTATGTTCCATCAGCATACGCTCCAATTACAGGACCATTTCCTCCTTCTGATGTTACTGGATTAAAAGAAACTATTAGGTCTTATCTATATCAAGAATACTCAGATGATGATGATTTACAAGCGTTTGTGCGTTCCTATAATGAAATGATGCAAGATATTGTTGATACATTTAACGGATTGAATTTACCAATTTATACCAAATCTCCTGTTGCTGGCCCTGTGCTAGATTGGGTAGGACAGGGAGTTTATGGATTAGCTAGACCTAGTTTAAATTCTGGACAATATAAAACGTTGGGTCCATATAATTCTATGAATTATGGTGAGAACGCTGCTGCTTACGATGGATGGGAACTATTGTATCCTAATCAAATTGCAACTACAAATGATGATATTTATAGGCGTATTCTAACGTGGCACTATTCTAAGGGAGATGGAAAATACTTCTCTATTCCTTGGTTAAAGAAGCGCGTGATGCGATTCTTAATGGGAACAAATGGAACACAGCCTAATATAGATCAACATTATCAAATTAGTGTTTCACTAAGCCCTAACTGTGGCGCCACTATTAGGTTCGTCACTGGAAATAGAATAGTAACTGGTGGCGCGACATATAACTCAAATAATTTTGAATATAATAATGTGAGATATGAGGAAGTAGATTCAATATATATTCCGCTTCCTTCATTACCTAATATGCAAGATTTTGCTCAAGCAGTTAGTTCTGGTGTACTAGAATTACCATTCCAATATAAATGGGATGTGGTCGTAGGCTAGGAAAAAATAAGATGGCTCTGCTGTTTACTAACAATGCTACTACTAATATTTCAGGTTCTATTCTTCCAATAGATACCGCAGTTAATCTAACTGGAGGTACTGGTGTTGAGTTTCCTCAACCTGTTAATCCTGATGATTATTTTATTGCAACATTTATTGATACGATTACTGGAACTATTAGAGAGATAGTTCATGTTACGAATATGACTGGAGATACGGCAACTATTATCCGTGCTCAAGAAGGAACTGTTGCTTTACCGTGGCCAGCTGGTTCTGTATTTACGCACAATCATACAGCTGGTGCAATGCAAGCAATGATGCAAAAAGGTGCTTTGGGAAGCAATAGTATTATCTATAATGGTGATGATACTGGCATTGTTAATGCTATTCAAGTTGCAGCAGTTGAACCTCCAATAACTGCATTAGCTGTTGGTATGACATTTGATATTGTTATTGCCAATACTGTTACTGGCCCAGCTACAATGCAGGTGACAGGATTTCCTCCATATCCTGTTTATAGAGCAGATAGTTCAGCTATACAAGCAGGTGATATTACTATTGGACAACAAGCATTTCTGACATTTACTGGTTCTGCATTTCAATTGAACAATTACAAACCTGCTGGCGCGCCTAATGTTATTCATGTTGGACAGGATATTGGTCCAGTTAATAATATTCGTGCAACTGTTGCGCCACCAATAGTTGGTAATTATATTCCAGGTACACAATTTAATATTGTAATTGGTAATACAAATACTGCTGATGTAACAGCTAGTTTTAATGGTTCTCCAGGATTACCTGTTTATGAATATACAGGAAG